TCCAATGATTGTTCCAACAACACTATAAGTGCTGCCAGCCAAATCTTCGTGGCTCACACCGGTCATCTTGCCTTCGTTTGCAGAAACGACAGCTAAATTACCGGGTGCAAAGTTTGCATCCTTTTCGTAAGCAGCTTCGTCAAAGGTAAATAAACCTTTGGAAGCAACAGGAACAGCCTGTCCGCTAAGAACAGCCTGTAACTCGTCACGCTTAACAGGATTGTAGATCAGTTTTTCACCGTTCTCATCATTTTTCACTGTTTGTCGAAGTGTGACGCCGATAACTGCGGTACCAGTAGTTGCAGCTTTGCATCGTAAAGGAACGGTGGGATATTTATCTGCACCCAAGAATGGATAGTCAGTTTTACCCAAATAAGAACTATCAATCAAATCATGAATGTCCTTATTCATATTTCCGCTCAATACCTTTACCAATACGCCTGCGCTACCGTTACCGTTAGTTGAAGGCGACTCGTCAACATCCTGATTTGCATACAGGTTGATGACATCATTGTCGCTATATTGTCTGAATGGTAATAATCTTAGTGCCATAGTAGTATTTTAGTTTAATAGGTTATTGAAATGTTTTCACTGGTGAAGGCCTTCTTGAACTTATCGGTTAAGGACTCTTCAACTGAAGAAGCTTCGTTGTTGTTGGCGATACTCGAATGAGGAACTTCAACATTTTCAACGACATCTTCCACGGACTCTTCGGCTTCAGTAGCCTGCTCAACGCTAGCCACAGCTTCCTGAGAAGCTTCAGCGGCAGGCATTCCTGCCAAACGTTTTTCAAGCTCTTCCTGAACCTTAGCCTCAAATTGTTTTTCTTGCTCCACTTTAAAAGCTTTGCTCTTGTGATGAAGTAAAGAAGCCAATTTTGACTGATAATCTTCAAAAGCAGCGTCGGAAGAATCTAATGACTTAACTTCTTGAGCTAAGACAGTACGATCCTGATCAGATAATTCATAAAGATCATCGATCGATTCCATTCTGCTATTGAATAACTCTTCTGCGGCTGCAGCGCTGATGGAAGATTCCAGCTCATTAATTCTTTGGCTGGCCGCTTCCAATTCTTTCTGAAGATTTTCAATCGAAGCTTTGGCTTCTGCTGCATCCTGTGTAGCCTGAGCTTTTTCAGCTTCGATGGCTTCTCTTTCGGCCTTGAACTGTTCGTCCTTCTCACGGATCTTATCGATCACATGAGTCGCAACGCTTGCCACCGCCTCTTGAGTGAATTCAGCATTGTCCGCTAACTTCGTATCGAGAATCCTCTCGAACTCGGTTTTGAACTCTGTAATATCCATAGTATTATTATTTTTTACAGTTTTATTTTCACTTTGTGAAATTTTTAAAATATTATCTGCTTCTGCATGTGCATCTTTATTATCATTTAATGTTAGATCAATATTCTTTTGAACGATAAGACCACTTACATCAGCAGCTGGATTAGTTGTAAATCCAATTCCCAATGGGAAAACCTCTCCTACAACTAACCTATAAATCGGGGTACCATCTTTGAGCTTTCCACCTCCACCAAAAGTTTTTAGAAAAGCTTGTAACTCTTCAATTTGCTTGGGGTTTTTGATAATTTCAGCGTCTTTTAAATCTTGTGAGCCGACGGCCAAAACATAATCATTAAATCCCAACTCCCAACTAGCAGAAATCTTTTTATAGTAATCACTGTCTTCATCGCTAGATTGTAAGAGTACATCGGCAAACTCTTTATTAACGGTTTTATAAACAACAGAAGCCAAAGAAATAAAATAAGGGTCATTGGTTTTTAAAGCGGCGGCATTACCAATAATTTTATCATTATTCAAATCTGTAAAACCGGCATTAACAATATGACCAACAACTTTTTGCTTTTTGTGTTCAATATTAGTTGGTTTATTAACAAAGTAATCAATCAAATCAACAGCGGTCTCAGAATCAATTCCGTCACCATTTCTGTTAAATTTATTAACTACAGCCGCATTGAAAGCGACACCAATCAAATCGATATTTCTATCTAAATCAATAGACTTAGGGATCAATGGTTTTAAGTTATCCAAAGATGCCTTACTAATTTGAAGTTCGTCCTCCAAATTATTTGTAGCATAAATATCGAAATTATACTCTGTTTTATATTTAAATGTAGCCGCCATTTTTAAAAAATTTACACTTAATTATGCCTCAAGAGAATTTTTTCTACTGTGATATAAAATAGCAGCAGCATAATCATCTAACTCATGTTCAGAACTTATATTTAAAATTTCTGACATAGGCTTTAAATCTATGATTTTATTGGGGTTTTTAATACATTCTGCAGCAGTAGCCTCCCAATTTTCCATATCTTTAGCGACAACTACAGATTCACAAACTCTTTCTAACATTTGTTTTTGAGTTTTATTCAAACGTTTTTTCTTAAAAATTTGCTTAGCTTCAGAAGACATAAAATTAAAAAGATGGTTAGTTGCATCAGCAATATCTTTAATACCGCTAACTGAATATGTCGTCTTAGCTAATGTTTTTGAACCTGCGGGTCTACCGGGATTTGAAGTACTTCTTGCTCTATTTGTAGGAGCTTGGGCTGGCGTAGGTGTTGGAGGAAGTGGCGCTACCACTTCTTCACCGTAATCAACAGGAACAGGCATACCTCCAACTATTGGGTTGTAATATCCCTTTTGTCTATCTTCTACAAATTTTTCTTGAGCTTTTTCTAAATCAGCAGCACTTGGAAATACCCCAGTTTCAATTACCTTCATACCTTCAGCAGGAGGCAGAATGCCTAATTCCATCATACGAGTGATAACTCTTTGAACTTGAGAAGAATCTTGAAGATCAATTGTTTCGAATTTCGCTGTAGGCACTTGTTGTAATCCAAAGTTTTTACAAATTTGTTTAATCTCTGGCTGCAAGAAATCATTTAAGAAAGCATCTCTTGACTCTTTAAGTCTTTGCAAAAACATTTGAGCTTTGATCTCGGTGCTTGCAAATTTCTCTTGATTAAGAATAATGTTTTGCAAACCTTCTTTAATATCTTGGTTGACAACTTCGTATTTGGCAGGACCAATTACTTTTTGAATATCAGGAATAACAAAATCAGCTTTAGTTGTATAATCGCTAACAAGAATACGGCCAACGCTTTGATTTTGAAAAAGCGATTGCATGGCACGAATATTTCTTGGGTTAACACCACCTTTATCCGGAGTATTACCCATGGTAATTAATAAAACAACATTTTCAATGGTACGACAGATTGACTGGTCAATCTTTTTCATTTCCATTTTAAAATTAATATCATCTAATACAGCAAATCCAAAAGGTACGCCAAATGGTTCATAGTCTTGCTTTTTATAAAAAGAAAATCTTAATTTTTTAGGATCAAGCTGGACCTTCATACCATCAGTATAATATCCGTTTTTGCTGATCTTCTTTTTCATTTCTGGTGTTAAAGCATTATAAATTTCTTTATCTTCATCTGTTTGTGGGTTTTGCAATCTTTCTAATTCGTATTCACTAAGAATCTTTTCGTACAGTCCAGCTTCAAAAGATGTAGATCTTTTGGCCACCATATCATATGGATTAAGAAGAATGTAGCGGACAGGTAATTGATTGGTTTTTAAATTTAATCCAAAGTTACGTACTTTTGCAAAATCATCTACATTAAATTTACTATCAATAGTATATAAGAAAACATTACCACTTCTGTAGAATTCACGGAAAAATTGATCTTTTAAACGCCAAATTTTAATTTTTTTAAACCATGCCTCAATGAATTGCCTAGACTTGACGCTGCCGCCTTCAAGGTATACAGTAGAATTGGCAAAATCTGCCATCATATCAATTGCATTACGAAAAATAGAAACATTACAATATGCTTTTTGGCAAAGCTCAATAGCATCTCTAACATTAACACCGTCAATACCGTATTCGTACGGCAGTAAACCTGCCCGAATATTTGTATACTTAAAAATCTTTGGCCCAATCGCAGCATTATTTCTTCTACTTTGGGTTGTTTCGGATCCACTGCCAGCTCTAGAATATGCTTTGCTTTCATAATTATAAAAAGACTCGCCTATTAATTGCGGCTCATATTCTGATTTTGCTTGACTTGAATACAGCATATTTTCAAGGGGCTGTTCGCCCTGCTTGAATTTATTCCAGTAATCTGATCTTTTTGTATACTTTCTTTTGTCGGACATGGTAAAATAATTTACACACAAAGTTTATAAAGTGACTTTTAAAGTTACTTTTATTACATTATAAACGTTGGTTCAAAAGTTTCTATTATATCTTCAACTTTATGATGTTGAGCATCAAAATATATTTTTGTCATCCAGTTAGCTAAAACTAAAGCAGAATAACTATCTTTTCTTGCTTTATCTGGACCTGTTTGACGCCTTAGATTTGGAGGTAGATCAAATGTCTGCGTTCCTTGAGAAGTTGTAGTTATTTGAATTAAAGCACACTCATTCTTTGTCAAATTGATCATATCGGATTGGTGCTCAATAAAATCAATCATTTTAGCGGCAGCACTCTGTTTAGTTTCTTCTGCATTTCTTAAAAATTTAATTTTTTCAATATTGATACTTTTTCCTTTTTGTTTTGTATAATTTTCATCAATAGCTCTACTTGCAAAATAAATTCTTTGGTGATCTAAATTGGCTTGCAGCAATTCGTTTGCTTGACGAATCCAACCAGAGGTAGGTTTACGTAAGAATACATATCTGTAATCAGTTTTATTATATTGAGATTTATAGTTATGTAGATCGTTTTGATATTCTTCTGGCTTATCAAAAGGAACTTCTATAGTTTGCAATTTGATATTTCTTTGTTTAAAAGTATCGCTCTCATTACAAGCCTGTAAAAATTGCACACCGCCATTATAGTCACCAGAAACAGCAACAATATTAAAATTATCTAAACAGAATAAAAAGTATTGGATATGATGTTTAAGAGAGGTTCCTGATAAAGCGTAGCTGTGAACTAATGTAGCTTTTTGAGTATCAGGATGTAACTTTAATATTTGTATTGCAAAATCATCTGAACTTTCTGTTTGTGACCATGACGGGTCAAATGCCAATATATATTCTGAATCAGAATCACCTTTGACTTCAACACATGGTAAATCTCCATCAGGAATTGTACATAAAGCCATTTTACTGGTTTTAAAATAACCTGAGCTATCATCAGTAAATATGGCTCCAAACTCTCGATCAAACTGAGATTGGCTCATCGTAGCTCTTGCTTGATTAATTAAGTTTTCATCATATAATTGCTTTGGCGCACAATCATAACTAAACTGCATAATACATCTAGAAGCCCTATCTTTTTGTTCTTCTAGAGTTATTAAATGCTCAAACTGAGTATATAATTTATATAAATATTCAAATTTATAAGATGCAGATGAAAGAGCGATCAATTTATTGTTAGGCCAAACATATCTTTCAGACTCTTGCATTTTGCCTTCTTCAATCAAGATTGTTTCCAGTTTATATAACTCATCACGTTGAGTAGGGTTTTCTACAACTGACAAGAACGGTACAATAACCTCATTGTAAATTCTTTCTGGCATCAATAAGAATTCGTCAATAATAATTCTATGGAAACGAAAACCACGCAGCTTTTCACCATCACCCAAAGGTAATGCCCTAATACGACTCTGACCAATTTCCATCAACCATTCGTCATTACTTTTAGAAGTTTTAGTAATACACTGTCTGAAAAATCCTGCTTCAGGTTTAGCGGCAATATCTTCGATTTTTTTGAAGATCATTTTAGCTTGTCGAAAAGATTTAGAAATAATTCCAATCTCTACTCCTTGATTTAATACAGCGTCTAACGCGGCATAAATACCTGTGGTAAATGATTTAGACATACCACGGCTCCATACTCCAAGAAAATAATCTGTTTCAAACATTGACTTCACAGCCATATGTTGGAATGGAAATAATTTAACACCCAACATAAGGTCTGCAGCAAATGTCATATTATTACGCAGAAATTCGTACAATGCTATCTTAGCATCTTTTTCTTCAATAAAACCTTCTAATTTCAAAAGCTCTTCATTACTTCTGCACCTTTTTACATTTCTTTGTTGATGTCCTGCTTCCCAACTCATATTTTTTGATCTATAAAATATTGCATATCTGTTTGCCAAATATCAGGTCCATGATATAATAATAACGGGATAAGCGCTGATGAATTTTTACGGTCGCCAGTAAAAACAAATTGACAAGATCTTGGATACTCATGAGCAACATCTTTCAATTGCCTTAAGATATAATCCATATTTGTTTTGCGATTGAAATGCTTATTCTCCTTAATAAGTTTTTCAACAGTAGATTCAATAACTACAAACAAGTAAGAATCCATTTCTTGAGCTCGCGCTACTTCTCTTTTAAATCTATCTATATTATTTTTACCTAAAGTTGTTTGTAAATCAGTGCCAGATTTTCTATCTACAAAAGTGTATTTATAATATTTACCAAGAGCTGTATAATCTCCTATATCCAACTTCAAAATTTCAGTAGGGCATTGTTTAAATGTTAGAGGTTTTTGCTCTCTTGTATCAATAGCGATAACAAAATCATCTGGAATTTTAGTCGTAAAAAAATCTTTAGGTAAATTTTTGTTATATAAAGGCTCACATTCAATGGCTTGACAGGCAGCATTATAACTTCCAAATATATCTTTATAAATATCAATAGAAGGCAAAAACGAATTTTTAGTCTCTAAATGAAAAGGAGCATAAGATCTTTGTTTTTTAGACTGTCTATTCTTAAGTAACTTAATAATATAATTCTTAACCTCTTCTTTGTCTGTCTGCTTACACCATTTAGTAAGTTGTTGTTTTGTAGAAAAATCTCTTTCAAAATACTCATCAAATCTTTTGAAGGGCAACGGATCGCCAGTCAACTTATTGTAGCGTGGAAAATACTTTGTATAATAAGAAGCTAAATCCAAACTATGTTGCTTGATGTGCTTATGCAATGAAGCTCTAGTTTGAAATTCTTTTTTACATTCTGCGCATGTTTGATTAGATTGCATCTTCTTTTGTAATACCTAAAACACGAGCCTTCCAATCAGACATTTTTTCTATTTCATCAGCTTCGGCTCTTACTGATTGTTTTTGCATGTCTGCCATCTTAATCATCAATTTACGCTCTTCTTCATCTTGAAATAATTGCACTAAAGAAATAATGGAAGCGTTTCGTTGATGTTGATTTTGAATTCTTTTAGATCTCTCACCATTTAACTTAGCAAGCATTTTATCTATACGATTAATACATTGATTGTATTCTTCAGATTTTGTTTTTAACATTTCCGTGAGCCGCATGGTCAAATCATTTTGACCTTCAGCTTCATCAAACATTAAATTAAGTTTTTGTTTTTGAAGTTCGATTTCTTTTAAATTTACATAATCCATACAAACGTTGACATATAGATTAAGTTCATCTGAAGTAAGGTCTGGTTTATCCCATGTACTTCGTATATATTCAGACTCAAATAAATCTCTACTTTGTTTTGTTAGGTAAGCGCTGATGACTTGAATAAATCTTGGTGCATTTAAATAAGTAATTAGTTTTTCAATACATTTTTTGTCTTGAACATTTAACTTGTCTGGATCAAATGTTTTACTAGCTACTTTATTTAATCTTTTAACTGCTGTTGAAATAATGGTAGGCGGCACGTATTTCTCACCTACAGCGTCATCACGCATACTAACTGCTTTTGGAAATTTTTCTTTTATGTATTCACATAAAGCTATAAACTTTTCAGATTCTTGAAATCCATAAATTGCAGCTTCGTCTGGCCATATCAATTGAGCCACTTCTTGCTTGGTCATCTCAGGGCAATAATGCTGATGAACAAAAGCTTTTTCTCGATCGCTCAAAAAATGTTTAACAACTCTTTTTTTAACCTTAGTTCTGTAACTAAGACCCTGATCAACCCAATATTTTCTAAGAGACCTGCCCCTTACGGTGCTGCCTTTTTCATTTGGATCATTAAATAATTGTTTAGTGGCCTCGCTAAGGTCGCCATCTAATTCTTGAAAGAGCTCCAAACTTTTCTCTTTTTCTTCTTTAGTTAATACGTATTCTTTCATTCAAAAAAAATATCTGTTTCTTCACATATTTTTCTTGCAATTTTTTTGTAGAAGTTTTT